CGACGGTGGATCAGGGCTGAGCCGTTAGTGCCGCCTCTTCGCTCGCCCGCTGTTCTGCTTCGCGAGCATGTTTGTTGGCCTGCATTGCGATCCACACAGAGGCGAGCGCCAGTGCCGTTGCGCCAACTGCGCTCGCCCAAGCGCCGGCCGCCGCAGCCTTGTCGCTGTTGGCGTTGTTTCCAGCGGTCCAGCCGAACCATTCGATGCCCGCCCATCCCGCGAGGACCACGAGCGCGACTGCGATGAACGCGCCCCCTATCACTAGGACCAACGGCACCCATGGCCTGCTGATCGGTCCGAGGTCGCTCCTCTTCCGGAGGTCGGGGTCCTTGTCCACGTTCTCGTACGACACGCCGCGATCTAACCAGACGGGCGTCCGGCCGAGGGGCCATGACTCACGGTGTCTTCAGAACACGCGGCCGGCGGCAGATGGCTAAGGCTATCCGAAGAGTTTTCCACACCATTCATCCCCATGTGGATAAATTGCCACAGAATCCTATTGCAATCAAGTTCCTAATTTGTCATACTAATTTCAGAAAGAAACAACTGAATAAGGAGCCAACTATGGATCACTACTACAAACTAGGGAAGCAGGCATTTCATAACGGCGAGAGTCGTAACCCATTCCTCAACGATGAGATCGCTCAGCTGAATGAAGCGCGGCCACAGGTCGGTTCAACTCTGAAGGAAATGACCGCATTTGCCAAAGGCTGGGACGCAGAGAACTGGAAAGCCAGCGAGGCTGAGATAGAGGCAGCACTAATTTAATCGTGGCCTAGCCCACAAGGAAAAAATGAATATGGTACGGGAACTCAAATTTCGGGTATGGGATGGCACAAAGATGCTGCCCGCCGAGGACATTACGCAGGCGCCGAAGTATCGGACGTGGTTGGGTCATTTTGACTACGGGGTTCCCATGCAATACACCGGCTTTCATGATGACCTCGGTGTTGAAATATATGAGCGAGACATAGTGTACGCCAACGGCCAGCTAGCCATAATCAGCTGGAACGATGCTGGTGGATTTTTCGATCTTGTCCTCAATGATCATGCGGATGATGACATGCACATCGATTGGTTGCTAGGCGACGCTCTGAACGATCGTCCTGGAGGTAAGGAGAAGTTGCTGGTCATCGGCAACATCCACGAAAACCCCGAACTACTGAACCAAGCTAACGCGGCCTAGCCCGCAAGGAAAACTGAATATGAACCATCAACCATCACCCACAGACCAATCGAAGAACCACACCAAGCGCTACATCATCATCGGCCAGGTCGTCCTCTTCCTCCTGCTTGCCGCGTTCGGCGGCTCTAGCAGCGACAACCCAACGAACACGACCACGAACCCATCTGCGAGCGCGGAAGCCTCCACAGAGGCTCCCACGCAGCCACAGGCACGGAAGACCTGGGTGAAGGTCGCGGAACTATCCGGCACCACCAACAAGCGCGGCGACGTGTTCGAGCTCAATGGCGGCAAGCAGCGGATCGTCTACACCGTGGCCGGCCAGTACAGCCCGTACGTGAACATCTACGTCATCCCCGAAGGCAACAGCCTGGAACGCGACGGTGGATTCCCCGAAGTGACGATGGCGAGCGTGAGCGGCGAGACGCTGATGTACAAGGGGGCGGGGCGGCACTACCTGGACGTTTCTGGCAATGGCGACTGGATGGTGGCCGTCGAGGAAGAGCGGTAGTTCATGGCCAAGACCATCACCATCAGTGGCGAGACGTACGAGTTCTTACGCCGCACCGCACACGAGCTAGAGACACAGAACAACCGCCACACAGACACGCCGATCTTCCGCATCTACGAAGAACAGAAGGTCGAGCGACGCGAAGGTTGCGGTGACCATGTCGAGCGTCTGGATTACGAAGGCGCAGAAGAACACTACTGCGACGCGTGCAAGGCAATCCTTGAGAATACCGACTACGACTATGACCAGTTGCCAGATGTGTTCAGTGACGCTTGCGACTGTAGGTACTCAGATGGCGCTACGTGGACCTTCGACAAGGAGCTACTTCCTGCGAAGGGCGGCTACGACGGCGTTGCATTCCTGACCGAGAAGGCCGCCGAAGAGTACCGCGAAGCCAATCACTACCACTTCAACGAGGGCGGTGTCGTTTACGCGGAGAGCGCGTTCCGCAACCACGAGCTGAAGGGGTTGATCGCGGCCGTCAAAGAGATAGCGGAGTCTGCGGCATGATCGACACCATCTTCACCCCGGTCATCGTCGTCCTGACCCTGACCTACATCTACTTCTGGCTGGTCGCCCTCCATGCCCGCCGCAACGGCCACATCGACACCTCCGACGTGTCGAACCGTGAAATCGCCGGACTGTTACGCCGCCGGCTGAATGGCAAGCACCCGCACCTGTTCACCATCCAAATCACCACCCGTGGCGGTTCCGTCCCGGTCGTGCGCCGTGGCATCGAGTACGTCGTCAAGTCGGCTATCAAGTACCCGGTACTCCAGGGCATAGTTAAGGTTGAGGTCATCACCGAGAGCCATGAAGACAAGCGGGCAATCGACTCGGAGTTCCGCAAGGCAATCGTGCCCGTCACCGTCTACGTGCTACCGAAAGACTACGAGACACCGAACGGCACCAAACTCAAGGCCCGTGCCCTGCACTACATGGTCGAGCTGCACCGGAAGAACCCGACCAACAGCTACATCGTCCACTACGACGAAGAGTCCGTGTTTACCGAAGACAACCTGGCCCGCCTGGTGCGCAACCTACTGAAGAAACCAATCGGCATCTCGGAAGGCTCGATCAGCTACCCGCTGGAATACATGGACTCGGAGCTGATGTGCCGGACGATGGAAGCCAACCGCCCGTTCGGGTGCCATGAGTGCTACCTAGTCATGAGCGATGGCCTTCCGGTTCACCTGCACGGCTCGAACCTGGTGATCCAGGAGCGCATGGAAAACGAAATCGGCTGGGACATCGGCAAGCTTGACGGCAACCCGCTGATCGCGGAAGACCTGGTGTTCGGCCTGATGGCCTACCTCAAGTACGGCAAGTCAGCCTTTGGCTGGCACCGCGTCGAGATGATCGAACAGCCGCCGTTCACGATCGAACAGGCATACAAGCAGCGCGAACGCTGGGTAATGGGCGCACTCCAAGGCGTCGCCCATGTGCGGACGCTACCGGGTTGGAAGAAGCTGTCCCGCGCCGACCGCCTGAAGATCCGGGCAACGATCCCGCTACGGGTCGCCACCTACGCGATGGGACTGCCTATCTCGATCCTGTCCATCCTGACCTGGAGCTTCTACCTAGGCTTCCACCTCACCAGCTGGGCACTCGGCAATGCCGTCCCGACTGAGTTCAGCCTGCTCGGACTACCGGGACTGGCAATGTGGCTGGGAGGCAACCAGATCGGACTATGGCAGAACCTGCGCTACACCGACCTGACGACGCGGCAGAAAGCCGTGGAGCACGTCAAGGTGCTCGCCACGACACCGTTCAGCGGGGTGTTTGATACGGCGGGGCCGGCCGCTGCCGCAACCAAGTGGTTGGCCGGTATCAAGACGGTGGGGTGGACGCCGACGATCAAGATCAAGGGACAAAAAGAATACGGCGTTGAGGCCGTGGGGGAAGTGGCATGAGTGACAAAGAGATTCTAGAGAAGGCCATTGATCGCGCCGTCGAGGGCGGATGGAAGAACGAGGAGATGTACTCTGCTGACGATCACGGGTTAGGAGTGCGACTCTTCAATCCTGGACTCGGTGAGTATGGCGGCCATGAGGACGTCAGAGTACTGATTTTCAGTCACGACTTCGCCAAGGCTCTTTTTCCTCTAGATGGACTTAAGGTAACCCATTCAAAAGGTAGGATGTCGACCCCTACCTTGGGCCGTGTGAGCCCACATACTCGGCGGCCAGCACGACCAAGGAAAGGCTCATGGCAGTATCACTTACAAATGATGGCGATTGCCGAAAACCCAATCAAATACCTGGGAGAACACATGTAAATGGAACGCACTACCCGCAAACGCTATACGAAAGCTGAGGTACCACAGCACCTTCAGAACGCCACCGCCGCCGACACGCTTGAGCAGATCCTCAAGATGCCTGGCGAGATGGACGACACCTACAATCGCTACAAGATCCGCCTGAGCCTTGGCAACATGGCGCTACTCGCTACCCAGGGTCTCCACGAGTTTGGCAACACGCTGCCACGGTGGAACGACGATTTTCACCGCTCGGTCATCATGGGCGAGAAGGCGTACTACATCCGACGCCCTGCCTTCAAGAAGGAACTCAACGAAGAGACAGGCGAGTACGAGGAGAAGCTTGTCGGCTTCCCGTTCGTCAAGTGCTGGTTCGGCGTCAATCAGACTGAGGGCGACGAGATGCCACCGCACCAGTCTCCGGAGTACAGCATTCCGCAGCTGCTAGAGACATACGGCATCGAGGAAGAGCCGTTCCGCCACGTGAACGGCAATTGCCAGGGGTATTCCTACGCCAACCGCATCGCGGTCAATCCGATCGCGAAGTGGCCGGACAGGACCAGGCTGCATGAAGCGGCTCACTACCTGGCAGGCCATACCGTGCCTGAGTTCAACGAGACGTATCAGGACAACATGCACCGAGGACGAGCTGAGTGGGTCGTCGAGACGGCAGCACACATCGCGCTGAAGATGGCCGGCCTAACCCACCTGATGAACGAGAATGCGAGCCGCTACTACACCGAGAACTGGCGACAAGGCCAGGACATCCCGGATGAGGACTGCAAGCAGGCGATCAGCATTGGGGAGAAGCTGCTCAAGGGAATGCGCGTATCCGCTGCGAACTTGTTGACCATCGGAGAGGGAAACAATCAAATTTTAGAAGCCGGACGACCGGCAGGGGGAGAAGTATGAGCAAGAAAGCAATAGTCACGAGCATCACCCAGCACGAGGTAAAGCTGTTAGGGCCTGATGATTGGGACGGATATGAGAAGAACCGGCCGGGTAAGAACTGGGAGCTAATTGAGTACGTAGACTTCAAAACCAAGGAGGGTAAACCGCTTCGTGTGTGGACTCCTAACTACACGCTGAAGTATTGGAAGTTCCGCGATCATAGCAAGCTAGAGATTGTGGGGCTATCATGAGCCAACCACAACCCCCAGCAAAGAGTGAAGATGTGCTGCGCAAGAGAGCTGGCGGCGATGAAGTAATCGCATTCATGGAGTCGGCTGGCTTCAAACTTACAGTCAACCCTCCGTACAACACCTACGGACTCTGGGCTAAGGAGTCAGAGCCTCAAATGACAGAGGGGCTACCGCAGGCGATATTCATGTATGGCCTAATCAATCAAGAAGCCGAAGCCCACGCCACCAAGCACCTCCTCGACCTCATCGGCCCCAACGAACCAGTAGACGGCTTCTCCAAAGACCCGAACCGGAGTGTCCGGCCAGCGGCGCGAAATGAGGTGAGGGATGAGCTACGGGCGAAGATTGAGGCTTGGGCTGGCGGTGAGTCGTGATTGACTACCAAACCCTACGTAAGACCGTCCAGGACGCCGCAACGCGCAGACATGAGTCGATGGCCGGCTTGACGCCTAAAGCCGCGCAGACGTGCTCTAACCAACGTCCTGGAGCGATTCATTGAGCGGTCCATGCCGGAGCGACCGGACTGGGACATCGCCTGCGACTGCAGGTTCTAGCGGTGCCGATGCGGTTTAATCAATCCTCTGGAGCGAAGCTGGGTAGGTAGTGCGCGAGGAGGACAGTTGGACGGGCAAGAGTACTACCACGGGGTCATCGGCAAGGTACTCCAGAGGATGGGTGTGGTCCTCAACCAATACCTTGAGAAGGCTGTTGGTACCCGCTGGGTGGAGGAACTACGCGCACGAAATGACAGAAGGACGGAACTGCGACTAGGTCGCGGCGACGTCGCGGTCGCGCTTGAGCTTCTGTCGTACAGCATACTGGAATCGCGAGGCTATATATGGGGGCCATACCAAAGAGCACTTGCAAGCGAGCTTCGCTACCATCGAAATAATTGGGCGCACATGGAAGATGTGCACTACTACTCTACCCATCGGATGCTTGATACTGCTGCTCTTCTCTATGCAGAGCTTGGACTTAAAGATCTGTCTCTGGAGATCAGGGCAATGCAGAGAGATGTCATGCGTTTCTGGCTAGAAAGTCAGAATGTGACCCTCAAAGGGATGTGGCCCGTCCTTTTTCATCTTGAGACTGAGATTCAGGATAGGATGGCGACCGAGCGTCTTCTAGCGGAGACTGCAGGAATAACGCCAGGGTCGCGCCTCACATTACCCTATTTTGAGGGTTACTACGGGCCTATCGTTGTTGATCGTTGGAATGAAATTTATACTGTGGGTCATGAAGCGATCAGGGAAGGCGAGGTATTCTTATCGGTTCGTCTCGGCGATCGAATCGCCAGGTTGAAGGCGCCGTCTGATGGAATGATAACCGAGGCGATCGTAAAGTATGGCGATCAAATTGAGCCTGGGAATGCACTATGTTCGTTCTGGCAGAAGCGCCAGGGATTCGATGAGCATCGGATATCTTATGCGACGGATTTCAACGAGGCGTACGATACGGAATTTTCTGCTAACGAAAAAGCTATAGTAGTGCCGCCCTTGAAGCCATCAGTTCAGCTGGCGATGATCAGCCTTTGGAATAATGTGGAAGGCGAGTTCGTGCGAAGAGATCATCCTCTATTCGACTTGTCAGTCGACGGAGTCGATCTGACTGTCATGTCTGAAGTGGACGGCGTAGTGTCGAAGATCTTTGCACACGAGGGCAAAATCGTTAAGGGCGGTGAGGTAATTGGGGTCATTTCCCGGAGACAGTAAAGCCTGAGAGAACCGAGCGTGCGGTACCAGGTTCCTAGCGAGCGTACGTGCCGGCCTGAGTCTCGAAGAAGTTGTCGATGCGGTCAAGGATGGCAGGGACGTGCTGCTGGGTTTTGACCGTAAGGTAGAACTTGGCGGTTTCGATAATGTCTAGCTTGTTGTCGCGGGTTACTTTGATGGGGTTCATGTTTTGTGTTTCCTGATTTAGCTTTATGTATATATAGTATCATGGATTGTACCAAAAGTCAATACAAATCGCTATTGACGAACTACTACTGAAAATGATGGTCTAATTACCATACGAGTGCCCAAAAAGCCGGGGTGGTATCGAAATTGTCAAGGGTGGTGGGCGACGCTTCCCGAAGCCGCTAGGGGCCTCCGCCGCCCACCTGGGCTACCCTATCACCCGTATCGCACGTATGTTCGAGAGATGGCAGGCCTCTACCGCGCACCTGCAGGCTGGGCAGAGCGGGCACCGTCGCACTGCACGAACGGCCACTGCCTCGGACCACGCAAGGTGCTAGTCGGCATCCAGGCTTGCGATTGCGGGAAGATACACCGGACGCATACTTGCCGGACGTGCGGTGACGTGGTGTTTACGCCGGCTCTCGGGGAGTCGTGCCGCTCAAGATCACTCGATGAGCGCTGAGGTGCGATACTGCGCGGATGTTTGGCGAGATTTGTGTCGCTCTCGATGACCTCTGTGCCTTTCCCTTCCGGGCATCCGTGTGGGGCACGGCTGGACAGTGGGCGTCGGCCCTGATGGCAGGATTATCGCTCATCTTCGCTTGGTACGTGATTTTCCGAGATCACCGAAGAGAAGAGCGCAAGCATGTGGTTACCGTTGCTGGCTGGATAGAAGAAGATGGCATCCGGCGTGACGGTTACGTGGTGAACAGTGGGGACCTGCCAGTCATCAGGCCCAAACTCGTCATGGTGCCACGCCGATACCCTGCCGTGGTCTGGAAGTGGATCAAGCTACCGGCCGACGAACGCAACGGAATCAATCTGAAGCGCTCGCCCCTTTTGTCGCATACGCAGACGTTCAGCTATAGAAAAATTAAGCACGATGATCAGACTGGGAATATCAATAAACTCAGCCCTGGCGAGGAGGGGTTCGTCGACTGGTTCATCGCTGAGATGCCGACTGGCATGTACAAGTGCTATCTCACCTTCTCGGACGCTGCAGGGGAGGAGTGGGCACGCCGCATACCCGGTGGCGACGTCGTCTCGGGGCGGAAGTTGCGGCGGATGCATAAACGCGTGTCGAAACTCAAGAAGAAGTGGGATAGATCGAAGGAGCTCCAACGCCAGATGGAAGCGAATAGGAGGCCGAATGGCGAAGACGAAGGCAAGGATGAAATCGTGGGGTGATTATGGACGTAAATGCGCCTCTGTCGTATTCTAGTGGCATATGGCAGACATTGCAGAACAAGAAGAAAAGAATAAAGGCGGTCGCCCGCTAAAGTTCGCGACAGTCGCTGATTTGAAAGCGCAGATCGAGACCTATTTCAATTCCTGTGACCCGCACACTGAAATGCGGCGCGTGGAAGATGGCGTCAAGCAGGACGGCTCTACCAACTGGGTTACCCGCGAAGTCATGACCGAGCAGCGGCCGTACACCGTGCTTGGCCTGGCCAGGGCACTCCGTACCACCCGCGATACCCTCATCGACTACGAGTCTGGCAAGTACGACGACCGAGACGACACCGACCAATCTGGTGACAAGTTTTCCGACGCAATAAAAGACGCCAAGGCTCGTATCAACGAGCAGGTCGAGGAGCGGATGCTATCTGGAGAGGCACCTGCGACCCCGTCCATCTTCTGGCTGAAGAATAACGCGCAGTGGAAGGACCGCCAGGAAATCGACCACACCACTGCCGGCGAGTCAATCAATGCCTATAGCGGTCTGACAACTGAAGAACTAAGGAAGCTCGCGTCCGGGAAGTGATGGATGGGCTCGATCTCGTCCGGCGCGAGGCCCAGCTTGAGCTAGCCCGGCGCTATTTCTACGACTATTGCCAGACTCTCTACGGCGAGTTCTACGCTGACGAGCGCACCTATCTGCGGGATGTCTGCGACCGCCTGCAGGCGTTCATGGAGCAGAACGAAAGGCGCTTCCTCGTCATCAATATGCCACCGCGCCATGCCAAGAGTTTCACGGCAAAGAACTTCACGGAGTGGCTGTTCGGGAGAAATAACCGGCTCAAGGTGATGACCGGCTCCTACAACGAGACGCTGTCGACAACCTTCGCCCGCCAGGTTCGCAACACGATTGAGGAACGCAGCGCCGGCGGCCGGCCGGTGTTCCGCGACATCTTCCCAGGCACGCAGGTCAAGTACGGCGAGGCTTCCGCCAGCATCTGGTCGCTGGACGGAAATAACCAGAAGAACTACCTGGCCACCTCACCCACAGGAACGGCCACCGGCTTCGGCGCCAACGTCATACTCATCGACGACATCATCAAGAACGCCGAGGAAGCCTATAGCGCGCTGGTGCTCGAAAAGCACTGGGATTGGCTCTGTGTTCACGAGGACACCTTGGTCGATACTCCCAGTGGAAAAAGGGCAATAAAAACACTGAAAGTGGACGATAAGGTATTGTCCTACAATCTTAAGTCCAATAAAATAGAGGTAGGAAAGGTTAAACGAACGCACGGCAGCGAAAAGCAGTGCTATAAAATCACTCTCAACGATGGCAGAGAAATTACTGCGACACCCGAACATAGATTTTATACCGATAGAGGGTACCTCGAACTTAAAGATATCCTGCTCGAACTGTGGCGCGGACAAGATGGTAGACCGACAGGCGGCACTGAGGGCAATCCGTTTGAAGTCCAAGGGCATGTACTGCTCGACGACGTGCGCCAACATGGCGAACAGCAAAGCACGAGTGGGCAATACGAAGTTCAGCTTGAAGACTTGCCCGATGTGTGGGAAGTCCTACCAGCCGCCAAGGGCGAGAAGCACCTACTGCTCTATGGATTGCAAGAGAGCGGCAACGAGTCAAAGAATGTCAGGTGTGAACCACTGGAACTACAAGGACGGGTCGAAGATGCATCTCAGTCGACTCGGCAACTGGGCCGGTGTCAGGGGCCGGTTGAAGCAGCAGCACCCGTGTTGTGCGAAATGCCGCAGGACGCAGAAGCTGCATGTGCATCATCTGGATCGCGACCGCAACAACAACGTGGAGTCGAATCTAATAGTCCTCTGCGCCTCTTGCCATATCAGATATCATCGGTTTCACGATTACCGGGGGATGAGCTTTCAAGAGTTTATGACATCGAAGTCGAAGGAAATCACAACTACTTTGCCAATGGCGTCCTAACTCACAATTGCAACACGATGATGCAGCGTACCGAGGGCCACGACTGGAAAGTCATCATCATCATGACCCGGTGGTCGACCGATGACCTCGCCGGACGGGTGCTCGCCTCGTACGAAGACGTCGAGCTCATCACCTACAAGGCTGTCCAGGACGACGGCACCATGCTGTGCGAATCGATCTTGAACCGCCCCGACTACGACCTCAAGACCAAGGAGATGAACCGCGACATCGTCGAGGCCAACTACAACCAGCAGCCGATCGACATCAAGGGCCGCCTGTTCAGCGACTTCACTGTCTACGAGTCACTGCCTGAAGGCCAGCACAAGCGGTGGAACTACACCGACACGGCCGACACGGGCGCCGACTTCCTCTGCAGCGTCGACTACATCGAGCATGAGGGCAACGTCTACGTCACGGACGTGGTGATGACCGATGAGGCTATGGAGACGACGGAATCGAGCGTCGCGGCGATGTTGGACGCGGACGAAATCAACGAAGCCACCATCGAGAGCAACAACGGCGGTCGTGGCTTCGCCCGCAATATCGAGCGAATCCTGCAGGACGTACACGGCAACAAGCGGTGCGTCGTCAAATGGGTGGCCCAGACTGGCAACAAGGAGGCCCGCATCCTCGCGTCCAGCGCCTGGGTGAACAAGCACGTCATGATGCCCTACAACTGGAAGCATCGCTATCCGGAATTTTACAAGCAGCTGATGACGTATCAGAAGAAGGGCAAGAACAAGCACGATGATGCGCCGGACGTACTGGCCGCAATCTACGAGCGAGTCGCGAACCCCGACAAGAAAGAGCCACGTCTGCGAGTACTTGGCGTATAGCTATTTCAGGGCTTTTGATTTAAATTTAGAGACAGAGATATTTAGCGCGTCAAGCATATATGCCAAAAGACAAAACCCCACTCAGAGTAAAAATCGCAAGCAAAATCGCCGGCAAGGCATTCGTGCCGAGTCTTGCCTCTATCGACGCGAGGCTGGCCGGCGGCGTCAACATCATCCATGATTACCGGGACAAGCAGTCGCAGCTTGAGGCCAACCTCGGCTGGGTGGCAGCCGCCAACGAAGCGATCGTCCAGCGCATCCAGAGCGTGCAGATTCGTCTGTACCTCAAGCACCCGGACGGGACACGCGAAGAAGTCTTCGACCATGACCTGCTCGACCTGATCAAGTCACCCAGTGCCGTCCACCGATACGGCCAGTTCGCCGACCTCCACCACACCTACGTCAACCTGACTGGCGAGGGCTACATCCTGATGCTCGACCGCAATGGCCAGCCGATGGAACCGAGCAAGGGCCGTCTGCCAGCGTCGCTGCACATCCTGCCCGCCCATATGACCGACTTGAAGCTCGACAAGACGAACTACTACCAGAGCATCGTCAGGTGCAACGGCAATGAGTACCCGATCAACACCGTCATCCGTGACTTCCTCCCTGACCCGCTTGACCCATACCGCGGTCGTTCGGTAATCAGTCAGGGCGCGACGACTATCGACACCGACCAGCAGATGAAGTCCTGGAACCGCAATGTCTTCGCTAACGACGCGCGGCCGGGGATGGTGTTCACGACCCATGAAGAGCTGAGCGACGAGGCCTACGAGCGCCTGAACCAGCAGATCAAGGATCAGCATTCAGGGGCGGCCAACGCCTACAAGCCGCTGCTGCTCGAGAACGGGTCAGTCCAGCCGTACATGCTCAACCAGCGCGATCTCGACTTCCTGTCCAGCCGCGCCTTCTCTCGTGACGAGATTCTGGCCATGATGCGCGTCAGTCCGGCCATGCTCGGCATGGTCGAAAACGTCAACAAGGCGAACAATGAAGCCGCGCTTCAGATTCATGACGTTATCCACACCATCCCGAAGCTCACACGCAAAGTAGAGCTGCTGAACGCCGTGCTAGTCACCCCCTACGACCGCAAGTACGAGTACGGCTTTGAGAGTCCGGTCGGCGAAGACCAGGCCGCCAAGTTGGCCGAATCAAGCGCGGGCGTCAACAACTGGATGACCATCGACGAGGTTCGCGCTGAATATGGTCTCGATCCGCTACCTAATGGCATCGGAAGCCAGCTATACGCCCAAGGCATCATGACGCCGCTGAGCGTCATCAGTAACCCGCCAAAGAAGCCGGCCACCGATCCTGTCGACGATCCGGAAGATGATGAGCCCGAGGAAAAGCCGGAGGACAAGGAACCGCCCAAGGAGGGCAGTTCAGCAGGCAAGGCCTTGCCGAAGCGTATTCAACGGCAGAAGCAGATCAGCGTCAACGACTTTCCAGACCTCTACGACGACCTCGACATTGATCCGAGTGACTTGGGTTGCATCATGCTCGACACTGAGACTCTGGACGTCATGAAGCACCTACCTGAGGACTTTGCAGACGAACTTGTGCACGCAACTACTCGCCACGATCACGCCATGGGAGCCGTCGCAGAAACCGAAGCGCACGTCACGCTGCTGTACGGACTGCTTGAGAATGGCAACGTGTGGAAGGACAAGGTTGACACCGTCCTGAGCGACTGGAAGATCGAGAAGGTCAAGATCGACGAGGTCGGCTACTTTGAGACACCGGACAGCTACGCGGTTATCGCTCACATTGAGAAGACTCCCGAGCTGATCGACGGTCGCGAACGGCTGACGCTCCTACCGCACATCCAGACGTTCAGTGAGTACAAGCCGCACCTGACGCTTGCGTACGTGTCGAAAGACGCAGACGTGGACAAGTGGGTAGATGCACTCGGTGCTGTGTACAACGGCACGACAATCAAAGCCAAGGGCATCAACTACGGCGACCTTCCCGATGACGGTGATGAGGGTAAGAAGAGCTACCCAAAACCAAGGCGCTGAGCCGCGAAGACGTGGGGGAGCAGAAAGCGCTGGCCTATACCCAGAAGGCGTTCTTCTATGAAGAGCAACTACTACAGGCCCTTCAGGTGCAGTTCAACCGCCAAGCCGACATCATCCTCTCGAATCTCACCGCGAAGCCCGTAGAACGCGTGCTGAAGGCCAATGGCGAGCAAATTCGCGCCAAGGATTACGTCAGCGTCCTGCTCGACTGGGATGCGGCCGACGAAGACATGAAGGCAGCCGTGACGCCGCACATCCTGCAGGTCATCATCGAGACGGGCCAGCAAGCCATGCGCGACCTGGGACTCGATCCTGGACTGTACGAGCCATATGCCGAAGCAATCCAGCTGTACATGGATGCGCGCGCCACGAAGATCGCCACCGACATCAACGACACGACCGAGCGACAGATTCGCGCTACCTTGACGGAAGGCATCAATGCCGGCGAGAGCGGCATGGAACTACGTGCGCGAGTTGAGGCAGTCATGGGAATCGCGGCAACCACCCGCGCCGATTTGATCACTGTGACGGAAGTTGCCAGGGCGCAGAGCGCGGCCGACATCTTCGCATGGGAGCAGAGCGGAGTGGTCGAGGCCAAGGAGTGGTACACGGCCAAGGATGAACGAGTATGTCCGTGGTGCAAGGACATGCACGGCAAAGTCATCGGACTGGACGAAAACTACTTCGACAATGGCGATGTTCAAGTCGTCACCACAACCAATCGCAAGGGCGAGGAAGTCCAGCGCACGATGAATCACGATTACGATGATGTGCCCGGTTGCCCGCTCCATGGGCGGTGTCGCTGCACGTTGTTGCCAGTCAGGAAGGAAATTTGAGTAAGAGCGCCCTAACCGGCGCTCTCTTCTTTCTGGTTACCGTCGGACTTCGCGCGTGCAAGCTTCCCAGTCAGATCCCCGCTGACTAGGCGTCGAGGTAGGAATCCTTTGTCAGATAGCGCGTATTGAGTTACCACGACTAGCAGGGAGTGATAGTGATTGAAATCTTCGAGTGCCTGTTCCCAGTCATCTTCCTCAAGGTCGGGTGTGAAAGCGATAGCCGCAGAACTAAGAAGGTTGGCGGCATCAGCCACGGCTTTTGGCGCAATAAGGACAAGCTCATAGTGCTTCAGATCGACCCGTTCGGCCCGCTCGGTAAGGCCTTCTATGGAAACCTCATATCGCGTGAGGTTGCGATCAAGCTCATCACGTTCTATTTGCGTCATGCTTCCGATTGGCTTACTAGCGGTGTGTTTGATAATAGCGTCGAGCTCCCTAGCCTTTTGTAGCGTGTCTCTCATTGAGCGCGCCTCAACTAGCAGCTCAGAGCAAAGCACTCGGATGTCGTTATCCCATCGGCGGTGGTCCTCGTAATTCCGCTTCCGGCGATCGCTTAGAAACGTGGACAACAGCGATAAGAGGCTTCCACCGATCACCCCGGCGGCGGCTACGGCTGGCACTACCCATAGGGGCGCTGTTGGTGCGGTCTGAGTCGTCGCCTGCGCAAGAATCATGATCACGTCGCGACAGTATCAACCCAGAACAAAGGATCAACGGCAAGCGTTTCCCCCACATGCCGGTGATCCGCTTGGACCATATCACGAGTCGAACAACTGTGCGATACTCGTGTCAGATGCAGTACATCACCGACTTCCATCAAGCCGAACTAAACGCCGCAAAAGCAATGCGCGCATGGGGTTTCGTTGATGCGGTCGCGACTACAGGCGGTGCGGATGGTGGCCTGGATGTCCGTTCTAGTCGCGCTCTGGCACAGGTGAAATGGCGCAGCGGCAAGACAGGACGTCCCGAAGTCCAGCAGCTCTACGGCGCCAGGGCGGCCGGCAACCACCAGCTGTTCTTCTTCTCCAAGTCCGGCTACACCAACGAAGCGAAAGCCTATGCAGACAGCGTCGGCGTGGCGCTCTTCGTCATCGACGCCGCTGGGGGAGTCGTAGCGGCGAACCGACATGCACTGCCGTTCGTGACGAAGTGGTGGGCACTGCCGTTCGTGGATGTCACGCTCGGTGAGTGGGCTTTAGTGGCGTTATTCATCGCAGCGCTCGGTGCGGGAATCGTCTTCATGTTAGTGCTAGGCGCCAACTGGTAGCTATTGATTATTTCGGTCTATGTGTCGTATCTTAAAGCCAGAGATACTCACATATGCCAGAATTGAAAACCAAACTACACAACATCAAAAGCACCTCGATAGACGACAAAAACAAGACTGTCGTGTTTCGAATTAGCGATGGCAAGCCCGACCGTCACGGTGAAATTGTCGACCAGAAAAGCTGGGACTTCACCGACTATATGCAGAATCCGCTGCTGATCCTCAACCACGACAGCTCGGACATCTCAAACGGCGTAGGCCAAGCCGAAGAGCTGTGGTATGACGCCGATGACGACGCCACCTACGGCCGTTTCAAGGTCATGACTGAGGTCAGTGAAAAGGCGGCCCTCGCATGGAAGCTCATCAAAGCCGGCATCCTGCGCACCGTATCGGTCGGCTTCATTCCCGACGATATCGAGTGGACCGATGACGGCACTCCGATACTGAAGAACAACAAGCTTCTGGAGACCAGCCTGGTGCTGGTTCCGGCGAACCCTCGCGCCGTCGCCCTCGGTATCAAGAGCGGCCTGCTGACGCGCAAAGACGCTGGCTACATCCAGGAGTCCATGCGTAAGGAGCTGGAGTTCATTGACCAGCAGTTGAAAAGTGAAGACGCCCCCGAAGGGCAGGAGAAACAAGTGGAAGAGGTGATTTCAAAGCTAGACAAGGCACTCGAAGCGATCGAGGAAACCAGCACTAAGCTGGCCGAACTCGACACGAAGTTCGAGTCCGTATCAACCGAACTGGAGACGATCAAGTCAACTGTCGGCGAGGTCAAGGCGAAACAAGAGGAGACTCCAACTCCACCAGCTAAGGGCGGCGATGACGACCAGCCCGGTGCCGGTGCGGAGGTAGAGATCGACGAAGACGCCGAACTGACTCCAGAACAGCAAGCCGAGTTCGAAGCCGAGCTCGCAGAACAACTAACGGAAGGTGATTCCGAGGAATAAACAGACATGGGTTTGACCATCAAAGAACTCGCTGCACAAAAGGCGAAAGAACTGAAAGCCGAAGCTAAGGCAGAGGCAGATAAAAAGTCCAAAGCAGCTATGCCAGCTGGCGCGCCTAGCGTGACTAAGAGCAAGGATGCCAAGAGCCAAGAGCAAGTAGGTGCGTGGTACAAGGCATTGGCCGACAAAGACCGCCACACGATGAACAATATCAACAAGGAGATCGCTGAAGACTACGCCAAAAAGGGACAGAACATCACGACTTCTGCTGACGGTGGCTACCTTGTGCCTACTACGGTCGCCGATAGTGTCTTGCAGAAGCGCCGCGAACTGAGTGGCTTCCGCCGCTTGGCTACCACGATCGAAAACCTAAAGGGCAAGTACGACCTACCTACCGAAGCTACTAAGCCAACCGCTTACTGGGTTGCCGAGGGTGCTGCGATCACCGATAGCAAGTCGACCTTCGGTCAGAAGCAATTGGTGCTGCACAAGATTGCCGGCATGGTGAACTTCACCTACGAATCGTTGCAGGACACCGCTACTAACCCATCGCTACAAAAGCTTGTCGAGGATCAGCTAGCCTTCGTCATCACCGCTGAAGAGAACTCTGCCATCGTCAACGGTAACGGTACGACTCAGCCATTCGGCTTCCGCTCAAGCGACATCACTCCAGCAAGCGTCGCTCAAGTTGGTGCTGGTCTTGAGTACACCGACATCACCAAGCTACGCCGTACTCTAGCTTCCGCGTACCGCCCATTCGGTGTCTTCGTGACTTCGAGCGCTGGTGCTGAGGCCCTAGAGAACGTCCGCGACTTGCAGGACCGCCCAATCTGGCGCGAAGGCCTAGCCGGTGGTAATCCAACTACCGTCTTGACTCGCCCAATCATCGAAATGGACGAGATCCCAAGCAACTTGGGCGCTGGTACTGACAAGACCGAGATCTGGTTCCTAGACCCAAGCTTCTACTACCTAGGTACTGGCGAGGCTATGCGCATCGACTGGGGTACCAACGATGACGACTTCAGCCGCGACCAAATCAAGTTGCGCCTGATCGACCGCATCGGTGGCCGCCCAACCTTCGGTGAGGCATTCGCGAAGTTAACCGGCGTTAAGTCGAGCTAGTCGAGGTCTGATATGGCAGACGTACTAGTACGTTTCACTGCCGATCTGACCCTCCGCTGCACAGGAGACGAAGTTCTCCTGTCAGCGGCCGAGGTTGAGGCAGTGGACAAAGAAGCAAAGTTCCTAGGCATCGAGCACCCGTATGAGGTGGTCGAGGAAGTGGTTGAAGAAGCCGCTGAGCCAGCCCAGGAAGAAACCGACACTGAACCTGCTGTAGAAGCTGTTGAGGCACCTACGGAAGAGCCAGTGGTCGAGGAAGTGGTTGAAGAAGCCGCTGAGCCAGCCCAGGAAGAAACCGACACTGAACCTGCTGTAGAAGCTGTTGAGGCACCTACGGAAGAGCCAGTGGTCGAGGAAGTGGTCGAAGAGCCACAGGTTGAGACTAAGTCTAAATCAAAGAAGGGAGCCAAGAAGTAATGGCCCGAACTATCCGACAATCAGTCAACGTATTGGCCGGCACGACCGGCGCGACCCTGCGCGACGCTTATGACGCGCTGGCAGATAAGGGCGAGGTAACGGCAGCCGAGGACATCGTCCTTGCAGCCAACGTGGTCCACAAAGACGTGACCGTCACTGCGGCCGGCACATCCGGAACTGCGACTGTCGTAGCCGGTTCGAAGATCCTGGGTATCTACCCAGTTTCCAACCAGGACCAGCTGGTCGACAGCGTGGCAATCGCCGACACTACCCTGACCGTAACGCTGGCAGCAGCAGCTACCGCGGACAACGTCTTCAAGGTCGTCGTCCTGGAACCGTAACGCCAAGACGCTGAACGCTAAATCGGCGCTATTCATTTAGCGCCGATTTTGTTTTATAGTCTAAACAGAATATGAGCCAGATTATCACCCCCGACCAAGTAGCCGAACGTACCGGAGCCAGCAATACAGATGCCGCCCTTGTCGCGAGCGCCATCAATCAATTGATCGAGACTACGACCGGTCGCTGCTGGGGTGAGTCCAAGACGGTCACTGAGGTCTACGACGCCGCCAACGTGCTCTGGCTGGACAAGATGGATATCACCGCTGTTGCATCGGTCAAGGTTGGCCTGCCGAATCAGCTTCCGCGCACGGAGCTTGAGGCCGGGAGCTACAGCTTCAACAAGTATGGCCGCGTGGTGCTGTCCTATGCGCCCATGCGTGCGCTACCGCCACTGACCAGTGACTACGTCGAGGTGACCTTCACTCATGGAGTGCCGGCGGATGGGATTCCAGCTGATTTGATCCTGGCCGCACTCAACCTCGCCAGCGACTACTACTCGCACTCCGTCGAGAACGGTGGCAAAGAGGTCGGTGAGGAAAGCATCGGCTCTTACCGCGTGTCCTACCGTGGCACGGGTGGAAACCAACGCACCGGAAACCGTGATTGGCAGGTGGTGAACGCCTACGCCAAGCGGAGGGTGTAGCGGTGCTGCTGCGGCATACGTGCGCCGTCAAGCGGGCGGTCCCGCTCGGTACCAACGGGCGCAAGGAGAAACAGCAGCTCTACGCCAGCGTGAAGAGTCTGTTCATCCCTATGCCGACGCGGGCGGAGATGGAGAACCAGTTCAGCCCTGGAACCGCCTACGACGTGTACTTCCCCGCTACGGCAGACATCAAGACCGGGGACCAGCTGGTGTGGGACGGGGACATATTCAACGTGAAGGCTGTTCGTAGCTACAAGGTGCCAAGAATCGCGCACAAGCACGTTCTGGCCACGCGTGAGGCGTTCTAGCCATGAAGGTGACTATCGACTCGGAGCAAGTCCGTCGGACGTTCAGCGCCTATCCTGTGCAGTCCATACGGGTATTGCATCGACTGATCGAATCTAGCGCCATCGACGTGCAGCGCAAGATGCGCGAAGAAGCTCCGGTCGGCGCGACTGGCGATCTACGTCGGTCCATCAAGTACCGCATGGACCGTTCGAACCTGGGCGCCGAGATTTGGCCGGACATCAGCTATGCGCCGTACGTGGAAAGCGGCACGCGCCCGCACTGGACGAGCATCAAGGAAGGGACGTCGCTGCGGAAGTGGGCGAAGCACAAGGGCTTCGACGAGGCCGGCATGCGCAACCTGCAGCTGTCGATCGCCTCGAAAGGTACCAAGGCCAACCCGTTCGTTAAGCCGACCTTCGACACCATGAAGCCGCGGGTTGAGCGCGACATCATCAGCGGCTTCAGTCGATTCGTCGAGCGGGTCAATCAAGGAAATATCTAGGAGGTATATGGCGACATCGAAATCAAAAGACATCAAAGACGCACTGGTCACGCTACTGACTGGACTGCAGTTGGACGGCGAGCCCGCCTTCGCTCAAGTCAAAGGCCACCCACGCGGTGAGTTCAACAGCTATCCAGCTGCGCGGGTACTCCCAGACGACCAGAGCACGCAGAAGGGTGCTCAAGGCCAGAACGACCGCACCGTCAATCTGCTTGTCCGGCTTCACGTCGAGTCAGATAAAGACGCCAGCGAGTTCGACAAAATGTATATCCTGACCGACCTGGTACTGGATGCATTGGACTCTGAAGACTACGACGGCAACTTCGTAGACACCCTGCAGGCCGAAGAGCTGAACGCCTCGCGTGGCGATTGGTTTGACACCGATGGTCCAGCTGGGCCGATATTAGCGTGCGATATCGCGGTCGCAGTATCCTATAGCAAAGATAATTAGGTTATATTAGAACCATGGCAAAATCCATCGAAGAACAATCAAAAAAAGAGATCGCCAAACGCGTCATCACGCCGACTCGCAAGTACTTCCTGCCCACCAAGGGAGTGACCGTCGAGGCCGCGGATGAAGCCGAGGCTGTCAAGAAAGCAAAAAAGAAAGACGAAGAGGTAGGTGATGTCGACGCATAACGCATACAAAAAACGCCGCGAGATGATCGTGATCGGTCCTGAATCGGCACCGGGCACAGTCGCGACCAAGAAATACGCCTTCAGGTGGCTGGACAAAGGAATCAAGAGCGTTCCAGGCATCTTGGAGAACGAGAGCGCCATGGGAGAGGACACGCGTGTCAACGACAGCGCTATCGATGTCTGGCACTCGGAAGGCCCACTAGGCGGCAAGGTGACCGAAGACGGCATCGGCTACCTGCACACTGGCATGTTCAACAAGGTCACGACGACCGGGGCAAGTGCGCCGTATACGCACGTGTTCGAGCGCGACAAGACCGTCGCTCGCCGCACCCTGTCCGTCTGGGACGTACGTCCGGCTGGCACTCGCCTGTTCAAGTCGATGTACATGGACAACCTGGAGCTGAAGGTAGAGGTCGGGGACCAAGGTGCCTGGCTGGAAGCGTCGACCGCGATGAAGGGCTGGAAACACACAGACGTCGCAGCGATCACCCCGGCCTACGTCGCTGGCGAGCGTGAGTTCACCAGCCGGCACGTGAAGGTGTACCTGGCTGATGACGTCGCTGGCCTGGCGAATACGGCGACCGCACTGGTCAAGGCACGAAGCGTCACCTTGACGCTGGAAGAGTCTGTCACCGTTGACCACTCAGTCGGCGAATCGAACGACGATCCTGAGTTCGACAGCGCACCAGCCGAGGCCAAGGGCACGATGGTCGTGAAGTACCGCAAGACCGACTTCGAAGACGACTACTTCGCCAACGCCATCCACGCCATGAAGATCGTGGTCGAGAACGGTCCATCCAAGATTGAGTACCTGGGTACCAAGGTGCGCTTCCGGGAAGTGACCGACTCCGAAGGTCGCGACGACACGGTCACGCAGACGATCAGCTACTACTTCGAGGCCGACGAAAACAATGGCGGCAAGGATATCGTTGCAACTGTAGTGAACGGCGTGAGTTCATACGCCGCTTAGCCTAACGATTGACCGAACTAATGGCCCCTGTGATAATGGGGTCATTAGTTAATTTAGGAGAATCTATGGCACTAGGATTAAACATCGTTGCGAAACGCAAAGTCAGTTTGAAAGGCTTTGCCGATGGCTGGGATGACTGCTACCTGATTGTCCGGTCGCTGAGCGAAAAGGAACGCAAGCAGTGGTCCGAAGAGGCACAGGCGCGTCAGACTGATGACGCGCGCCAGAATGATCAACTAGCTGAAGAGCTGACAAAGAAGATGGCGCTTGACGTCATCGTCGGGGGAGTTGTAATCACTACCGACGAAGATGGTAGCCAGCGGGCTGTTGAGGTGACGACCGCGGACGTGCCGGGTGTCGTCGAAGCGCTGGAGTTCTACTGGCGCAATGAAGCGGTCAGCGTCGCGACGGGGGCCGACCGTTTAAAAGCGATGATCTGAGCAATGACCTAGAAGAGTACGTCGATCTGCTGACGGAACACTTCGTTCATGGCATCTCGTTGGAGAGTTTGCCGGAAGGCATCCAGGACGACCTATTCGAGCTCGAATATCGGCAACGCTTTAGTCTTAGCGTTGAACAATCAGAGCGTGAGCCCTGGGAAGCGAAGTGGCTTGCTCGCCATGTCTGGTCGCTTCAGGCCCAGCGTGCTAATTTAATAGCAGAGGGTCAAGGCGCCCAAGACGTCTTTTGACGTAAGACATATCCCGCATGGCAAACAAAATAAATATCAAGATCGAAGCCCAAGACAACGCCTCTAAGCCAATTAGGGGCATTGTTGGTGCTAACGAAACGCTACAAAATAAGATCAGCAGCCTCAACAAGACGCTCGAGATTCAGAAGCAGCGACTGCAGGAAGCGCAGTCGAGCGGCAAGGCTAAGCAGTCGACACTGATGGCACTGCAGGCGTCGATCGATCAGACAGAACAGAAGCTCAAGGCCGCGAATGCTGAATTCGACCAGGGTTCCCAGAAAGCCGGCAAATTCGGCAGTGTTATGGCGTCTCTTGGCGGCACGCTGGCGCGCACGACCGCAGCCATTGGCGCGGCTGGGTTGGCAGCTGGAACGGCAGGGGTGACCATCGGGTTCGGCTTCAACAGCGCCGTCGAGCAGGCCGAGACCAAGCTTATGGCGTTCATGCAGAACAACGAGCGCGTTGCCGAGACGATGAAGTGGGTCAAAGACGAGGCCGCCAAGACACAGTTCAGCTTCACCGACATGGCCGACGCAGCCGCCAACCTGACACCGGTTGCCAAACAATCTGGCCAGAGCCTTGAGGACTTAATCAAACAGGCTGAAATCCTGGCAGCGACCAATCCGGCTGAAGGACTCACTGGCGCTACGTTCGCGCTGCGCGAGGCTATGAGCGGAGACTGGACCTCGATCATCGAGCGCTTCAACCTGCCCCGCAAGCGCATCAATGAGCTCAAAGAGCAGGGCGTGCCGGCGATGGAGATCATCACCCGCACCCTCGGCGAAATGGGCATCAACTACGACTTGGTAGCCAAACAGGGGCAGACCGTGTCGGCTCGCTTTGACCAGGTCAAAGACAAGCTGACCATGATGGCAGGCGCCGCCTCAAAGCCGATATTTGACCGCGTCTCCAAAGAACTCGACACCTTAGGCAAATTCGACTACACGGCCCTGGGCAATCAGATGGCCGGCATTGTATCGGGTGCGATTACGGCGTTCGATGATTTCGTACCGAAGGTGCAGGAAGTCGGAAGCCAAGTGGGCGACTACCTAGGGCCGAAGTTCGGAGCGTTGTGGAGCACTGTTCAGGAGGACCTGATGCCCGCCTTGAGTAATTTGTGGCGCAACGTCATTGAACCACTCATTCCGGTAATTGGTGGCGCACTGGTTGGAGCGCTCGGGTTGGCAGTTGACGCATTCACTATTGCGCTGCAGGTCATTTCGCCGCTTATCGACTTCTTGGCCAACAACGAAGGGATCATCTGGGGTGTTGTCGGCGCCTTTGCTGCGTTCAAGACCGCACTGGCGATACAGGCAGGGGTTGCAGCGTTCCAGACCGGGATCGCGGCGATGACGGGCGCAAGCGGCCTCGCAATGCTGACCGGAACCTTCAAAGGCGCCGCAGGCCTGATAGGGTCACCTATCCTCATGCCTGCTATTGCAGTCGGCTTCGCAATCGGGGCGCTCAAAGAAGTCATTGACAAGGCCTACGAAACGATCAATGTCGTGAAGGGCGTGGGCGACGCGATCGAGAAGAACCGCAGGTCTGGCGAAGAAACCGACAAGGCGATTCGTAAGCTGCATGACGAGGGCAAGATCTCAACCGATAAGCTCTACACCTACCTGAAGAACACGCAGGACGCGGCCAACAAAGCGAAGGCTGACATGTACAGCGGCTTCTTTGGCCCGATGCAGAGGTCGTTTGACGACCTGTTCGTCCGGATGTCTGGTGCGCAGGAAAAGTACAAGGGCAGTGGCTTCGGCGGGCATGCAAGCGGCACCAACTACGCGCACGGCGGCATGAAGATGGTCGGCGAACACGGACCTGAGCCGGTCATTCTGCCGCGAGGAGCTCAGGTGGTGCCGAACTACCGCGCTCGCGCCGGTGAGACACCCGCTCAGGGCGGGCACACCGTCGTCATTCAGAACATGAACATCAACAACGGCGGCGACTATCGCCGCATGCTAAGCGACATCGGGTTCGCACTGGAACTTGCCTCATGAGGATCTTTCTCAACGACTTCGAACTGAACAACCCCGCCAACCGCGTCTACGTGAACGAGGAACTGCTGGGTTTGAGCCTGCCGGATATCCGCACCAGCAAGGGGGCTCGCGCCGGGCAGTCCGGCAGCTACTTCGGTAAGCAGCTGTGGGAGTCGCGCCAGATATCCATCCAGGGAAGCATTTTTAGCCAGTCGGTGTCCGAGGCGTTGGAGAAACGGCGGGAGATCCAGGCGGCCCTGCCACTGTTCCCGGAGCGCATCACCATGCGCATCATCGATGACGACGGTCACGCCTACCTGTCCTACTGCCAGCTGATCAAGTTCGACATGCCGATCCGCCGACGGCGCATGAAGTCGCTGTTCAAGATCGAGCTGGAAGCCGGCGACGCGACGCTTTACGACGACACGAACGGCGCCGCCCTGAGCGCCACGATTACCAAACCAGTATCCGGCGGCATGCAGTTCACGACGACCTCACCGCAGTTCGATTCGACGTTCTACTTCTCGGCTGGCCAGCCCCTCACCAGCATCACCAACACCAGCCCAGTGACGGTCTTCCCCGTCATCGTCATCAGCGGCAAAACCAACGATCCCGTCCTCACCAACAAGACGACCGGCCACGTATGGGCGCTCAGCGGCTATTCGGTGGCCTCTGACGCGGTGACGCAGGTCGATATGTATGAACGCACCGTCCGCCTTGGCACAGTGACCGACCTGGTCGACGGCGTATTGCCAGACGGCGTTGGTGGCAGCGTCTTCTCGTACGTGTCCGATACCGACGATGACTGGTGGGGACTGGAGCCCGGAGTCAATGAAATCGAGCTGCTCAGCTCGCAGGACAACGATGTCAGCACCGCGGAATTGAAGTGGCGTCCAGGAGTGATGGGAATCTGATGGCGCTGCAGACCAGCTACAACGTGGAGCTATGGACGCGCGCCGGCCAGCGCATCTGCGACATCACCCACTTGGCGAAGAAACTGTACTGGGAGGAAGAGCGCAACGAAGCCGAGAGGCTGACGTTCAGTCTGAACCTGGACGCCTTCGAGGACTACCTGATCAACAAGGTAGGCGCCGATCCGGTATCGAACTTCCGCGAGGGCCAGACGGAGATCAAGATCCGCGAGAACGGTGACTACCTGTTCGGCACTCAGCTGTACTACGCCCCGATCGACATCGGTGCTGACGACATCACCATCAGCGTCACGGCGACCGGCTACCTCAACTTCTTCAAGGACCGCTACCCCGACCCGGCTATCGCCTACAGCAACGAGGAATCCGTGGACATCTTCTTCGGACTGGTTCAACAGGCTCAGGCAGTGCCCTACGGCGACTACGGCATCATCATTCCGGCCAGCGGCTACTACGTCACGGGCAAGCTGCGCGATCGGACGTATGAGAACTACACCAGCTCGACGAAGCTGAATATGCAGCGTCTGACCAATCTCGTCGACGGCAAATTCGACTTCCGCTTCCTGCCCGACAAGACCCTCATGACCTATGCGGCCGTCGGCTCGCCGCGCACCGACTTCAAGTTGACGTTCGACCGTGAGCACGACCGCTCAAGTATCGACAGCGGCCGTTTGAACCGTGGCGCCAACAATCTGTACAACCAGGTCATAGGCCAGGGGAGCGGCCTCGGCGACGACATGATCACCTCGATCAAAGAGGATGAGCCGTCTCAGAATGAGTTTGGTTTGCGCCAGCTGCCCGTGCAGTTCAATGAAGTCAAAGAGTCAACGACGCTGGATGAGAACGCCCAAGCGGAGCTGGACCGTCGCAAGAGGCTTCTCCGCATGCCGCAGATCACGCTATCGGCAGCTGACCTACCTGCCGTGCGCATCGAAGTCGGAGACATCATCCCGATTCAGATGAAGGGTCGGAAGCTCCTCGAGGACATCACTGGCCTCTACCGCATCGAGCGCAAAGAGTGCCACGTTGACGACAACCACTTCCTCGAGAAGGTGACGCTCTACTTCGAGAAAACCGGGGAGTACAGCGCCTGATGGACGGCGTGACCACCGCGCTGCCAGAGCAGGCCCTGGTCCGCCGAGTCCGTAAGGCGGGCAATCTGAACCGCGAGCTCAAGGCGGCGCAGCGAATGAGCGGCGCCAGCGGACAGCTCAGCTACGAGATTGCAACGACGAACACCTGGGACCTCAGCCAGGCACTGCCGAACACGACCAGCCAGACGCTCCTGACCTTCGAGATCACCGTGACCACGGACGGCACCCAGCAATGGCCGGAAGTACGGCTCTACTTGGACGTGCGCGCGGGCGGAACGGGACCGTCCAACAAGTTCAGCTATTTGAACGGCTCATACGCGGGCTATCTGTTCGCGGCCAAACTCGGGTGGTCATCTGGTGGCGACCTCATGACGACCGGCTCGCAGACCAGGACGATGACCGGCAACCAGCACAAGTGGATCGTCAATCTCTACTACCAGGGCGCCTTCACGTACTACCTCAAGGCGACCGCCCGGGCATCGTGTGGCGGGACGATCAGCGTAGTGAGGACCGCCTGATGGGAGTCACGAACTACGACGCACTGCCAGAGAATCAACTGACGGCCAACCTGCGCAATGCTGTTCAAACAGCCCGAGAGCGCAAAGCACGCCAGCGCATCGGCGGGTCGAGCATCCGGTACTACCGAACGGACAACACCGGAACCTACGCGTGGAGCGGCCGACTCGACACTCCGTCGGCGCAGTCGCCGACCACCATCGGCTATGCCGTCTTCGTCGTCACCCTGACCTCCACGACCTCGCCGGCCTTCTTGTCATCGATATCAGCTGAGGTGGAGTCGAGCACCGATGGCGTGAACTGGGCACCGATCCCATGGCTCGCGGCCCCATTCGGCGCGCCGGACTGGACGCTCAATGAGGCCGACGCTATCGAGGCCGAGCCGTACAAAGCGACGTACCGCATGTTCCACGGCGGCACTCTGAACAGCTACCGACGATTCAAACTGCAAGCCCTGACGACCGACCCCGTATCGATCAGCCTGACGAGGGTGCTCTGATGTCAGTGCTGGATCAACTACCCGAGTGGGAGTCAGCGCGCGTCCTACGCGAGCTTGACGCGGTGCAGCGGGAGATGAAGGCGCCCCAGACCGTTGGCAGCAAGGCCGTCATCATGAATCGCATTGCCAGCGGGGCGACTTCTGACATCACGATCCCGGCAGGTGACGCGAGGGACGTACTGCTGCAGTTCACCCCGTCTGACCTGAGCTTCGGTGGTGGCCTGTGCTACCGCGTCTTTCAAAGCACTGATGGCGGGGCGTCATTCTTTGAAATCAGCCCGTCAGAACGATTGCGTGTCGGTTCGGACGGTGTGCAGAAATGGCGCGTGCGCTATTTCAATCAGTATGGCGGCACGGACATCCACGCTAAATACGCGTTCTTTTGCGTCGGCTCTGGCACATTCACGGCAAGTCTAATATGATGAAAGCAAAGGACTAGAAAACCCAAATATGTTTGACAACTTCAAAATCGCCAACTATAGCAACTCTCTGGTTTCGCCTGAATTATACGCGCGGCACTTTTCACGGTTAATCGCCGGGAATGTGATTGATGGCCTGACTCTGGTGCCGAAGACTGGCCTTACGGTCACACTGCAATCGGGCAACGCGCTTATCTCCTACGGGTCAGGAGCTACGGCGTCCGCGCGCATGGTCAGCCTAGTCGCGGATTTCGATATCACCTTATCGACCGCAGACGCGAGCAATCCACGCATCGACTCCATCGTCTGTTACGTCGACACCACGGTTTCACTACCAAGTGGTACCCCCACCTCGGCGAACCTCGATGGACCCGGTGTCTGGAAAGCTGTCAAAGTCAACGGCACGCCAAATGCAAGCCCAGTCGCGCCGAACAGCACGGCGATTCAAGCAGCAATCGGTGCGGGCAAGCCCTACTTCGTGGCGCACGATGTGCGGGTCGATGCCGGCGTTACGACTATCGCGGCGAATAAGATTACCGACCGACGGACGTTGGCGATGGTTAGTCTGGCGACCGCGTTGGCCGCCAGCCTTCCCGAAAATTCTATCGGTGCCGCCGCCCTGTCTACAAGCGCGATCACGCTTGGCTATGCACAAATCACCACCGACTTCAATACGACAAGCACCGGCACGGTGGACATCACCGGTCTATCCGTAACCGTCACCGTCCCGCCTGGTGGCCGCCGCGTAAAAGTCACATCCTTTATCCCGTGGATCGAACACACGGCGGCGAACGCCAATATGGTTATATCGATTCTTGACGGCGCTGCCGGAATAAGCGGCACGCACGGTAACTTCGCCGGGGCGAACCTGCGTAATTCACGTACGACGATAGCAGTCCACACGCCTTCTGCTGGAAGTCATACTTACAAAGTAAGTACAAGCTCATCGGGGACGGGCGGCACTACGAAAATTGCCGCTGGAGCGACTTATCCGGCATTTATCCTAGTGGAGATGATCTAGGGCACAACTAATGGAAGAAACCATCAAACCTACGGAGCGTGTCAGGATGGCCGACCAAGAAAAAACAAATCAACTGGTCACGGACGTTGCCGTCATCAAGAGCGAGCTGGTTCATATCAACTCCAACCTCGCCACGGCCGCAAAGAACGACGAGCGCATCCTGAAGCGCATCGAGGACCTGTCTGTCGTGACACGCGAAGAGTTCGTCACGTACAAGCAGGAGATGGCCAGCAAGCACGAAGAGTGTGTCGAGAAGGCTGACGAAAAGTATCTGCAAAGGTCGGAGCTGGCTGGCTTGGTGAAACTGTGGGATTTTCTGACAGACAAGCTGGTGCAGATGGTCGGCATCGCACTGATCATCGTGGTCCTGGCGGTGATTGTGAGGAACGCAGACATCGCAGACGTACTGAAGTAAAGGAGGTGAGTTATGGCATGGCGAGTAGCAAATAGTCTGGTTCGACTAAGAGATCAGGTCAATGCGGCCTATCCGCATCGGAGTAAAGCTAGTGATGGGACTATCGGCGATCCGGCACACCAGGCGGAGGGCAGTGGCTCCGACCACAACCCGAACCGCCATGGCGTCGTCTGCGCGTTCGACATCACCCACGACCCGGCGAATGGATTGGACATCGTGGCCTTGGCTGAAGCGCTAGCAAGCAGTCGAGATCCGCGCATCAAGTACCTGATCCGTAACCGCCAGATCATGGTGCCGGCGGATTACGGCTGGCGGTGGGTGGCCTACTCCGGTAGCAACCCGCACACTAGCCACTTGCACGTGTCTGTCCATGGCAACTATGACGACGCAAGCAATTGGAATATTAACGCGGCCGCGTCCGCAGGAGATGAAGAAATGAGTCCAGAAGTAATCGACCTGGCTTGGCAGATTGGTTTTAATCGACAGGCCACGCCACCAGACATCAAAGAGTTTGAGAACAAGACAGTGAAGGAGCTGTTGCAGCATATACTCAAGTACAACCTGCCACAGCGCACTCAGTACTCGGAGTTCAACAACGTGGCTGAAGCACTGAAGCGTTCGGATGCCGAGGTCGAGCGCCTACGGGCTGAACTGGCGAGTAAGACCGCACCCGCCACAGCTGTCATCGAGCTGAAGCCAGGACTATACGAAGTAAAGTAGAGGGGGATCATATGAGCCACACGTATTCACAACCAACCGCCAAACCAACTGCGAAGGTCGCCGCAACCGGCATCGCCGGATCGGTCGCTATCGTGCTGATTTGGGTAGCCGGCCAGTTCGGCGTCGACATGCCAGCAGAAGTCGCGGCAGCACTCACGGCTATCATCGCGTTCGCTGCAGGCTACATGAAGAAGTCCGAGAGTTAAGACGTCACGCGCATAGTCGCCATAGAAAGCGCTTTGCAAGCCCGCTGGCAACGGCGGGCTTTTTGTGTGGCCGAAGTCTCGACCTGAACAAATAGATTGCACAGACGGCCTGCAAGTCTCTTATGCTAACGTGAACACAAAAGTTGTCCAAACCGGAAGGGGCCAGCCGTGGCCGTTCGCAAGCGCGTAATCGTCGAGTACACCGACGACCTGACTAATGAGTCCTTTGAAGAGGGTCAGGGGGAGACTCTGAAGTTCGGCCTTAACGGTACAGATTACGAGATTGACCTGACCAACGAGAACATCGACAAACTCAACGACCTGCTCGCTCCATACATTGAAGCAGCCCGCAAGGTGGGAGCGCCCAGGCGGGGACGGCCGTCTGGCAGTGGCACAACGACCAGGAGGAGCACGGCATCGGGTCGGTCGAAGGAAGAGTTGGCAAACATCCGCGAGTGGGCTGCTAAGCACGGCCACAAAGTGAGTGAACGCGGCCGGATCTCCCAAAGCGTCCAGGACGCCTATGACGAGGCGCATAAGAAGTAGAACAAAACTAGAACACCGACTCCCCTACCCCGCTCCGAGCGACCCCACTAACAGGGGTCGGTGGAGTAGTAGGTAGAGATGTGTGTAGTGGGGGAGGGGAGCCTACTAGACGTCCCAATATACAAAACACTAACGCCCCACACCTGTTCGTATGGTGTGGGGTGTTAGTGTTTTCACCTCACTTATCGATAGAAGTCCACGACTCGGCGCGTGTCCTGGATCGAATCGCGAGCGTCATTGATGTCCCGCCGAATCTGACTCACGCCGCTCGACACCGCATCCCATAGTTGCTGCGCCTTATGGCGGATGTCGTAGTCCTCGACATCATCATTGAAGCTGACCGTGCGAAGGTCCCGGATTGTGTGGATGAGGTCGCTCAGGTCGTGTGTCAGCGCGTCCACCTCCGACTCCAGGCTTTCGGCTTCGCGTTCGCTGTTGTTGACTTCCTCGGACCAGGCATACTCTGCGTCGATACTCATCGGGTCGCTCCTATCGTGACTGCAATCTGTTCCTGTACGTATTCCAGATAGGCGTTCAACGTGGCGAGCAGCATGAGCGCCAGCGCCGGATTGTCCTGCCTGACCTCGCCAAGCACGTCTGCGAAACTGTGCGTGTCGTCAAGCAGCTTCTCGAGCGTGTCCAGCCGTTCGGCCGTCAGCATGAGTTGCATCCCGTCTTCCTATTCGTCGGGTTAAAACGTGCCGGCGTCTCCAGGAGCCTTGTGTGGTGGATCGGGTGGCGACGATGGCGCACGGCGTCGGGCACGTTCAGCCGTTTCGATGGACTCGATGGAACGGCCATACCTTTGGTCCGACAGCTCGATCGCCTTCTCGATGAGTCCGGTGCTGGGCGGATCGTCAAACGTCGTCATCGTGATCGGAGAGCTTGCGCCTGCCCGCGTGTTGATTCGCGCCAAGGTCGTATAGGCGGGCATGTTCTGCAGCTGCTCCGGAGTGATCGAGCGGTCGGCAAATTCGGTGGAGTGGAATCGAGCGCTGGCGGGACTGCTCTCGAAAATCACTTTCGTCCTGGCGTTCGCCGAGATAGCGTCCTTAGTCTTCGAGTCAAGCCGTTCGATGTACTGGGTTGCCATGAACAGCCCGAGCTTGCGCTTACGCGCGGTCGCCAGCATGTCCTCGAAGTCATTGTTAAGACGACTGAACAGTTGGAACTCGTCGAGGAACATGATGTTGGGCCTCGTCGGTGTGACCGCTCGTGCGGCCTCCCAGAGGGACGAGACGATGAAGCTGCCGATGATGCTAGCCACACCTTCTGGAACACCGGCGAAGTTGACGAACAGCAGTCGGTTGCCGCTGATGACGTCGCGCGGTTGGAACGATGATGTTTCCTGATTGACCATGTAGCGGGATTCCCGTGGAGTCAACACTTCCCAGATTCGGTTGTCGAGCACGTTGGCGTGTTCGGCGCGCTTGGGCTCCGGCAGCTTCATCCAGTCGGCTAAGAACTCCTTGATCCTCGCATCACGTTGCTGGCTGATGATCCAGTTGACCCACTGGGTCTCAGGGCCCTTCTTTGGGTTCGCCACCACCATCACGTCGGCGAGGGTGGCGTTCGGCACGACTTCCAATGCGGGCAGGATGTGGGCGAGTAGCTTCCGTGAGTAGATACTCTGGTTGCTCGGATAGATAGACTCGAACAAGGCGGTCAATTGCCCTGCTATTGCCGTGCCGCTGGATAGTTTGATGATGTTAAGGCCAACGGGATTGGCACGCTGGTTGGCGAAGTCGATCACGATGACGTCGTCGAGCCGATGGGCGGGCACCTGTGCGAGCGTCCGCTGGATGAGGTTGCCGTCGTATTCGATGATGATCGCGCCACTGCCAGCTTCGGCAAGCTGCCGGAAGGCATTGACGAAGATCGTGGTCTTGCCGGTTCCATTCGCGCCACCGACGTAAACGTGACGAACAAGGGCGTCGTTGTCGAGTGCGATCAGGCGCTCTGGCCCCGGCAGGGTGGACTTACCGATGACGATGCCCTGGCTCGGGACGCTGGCCGGAACGGGCATGTGACGGAACGCGTGCGTCGGCAGTCCGCGTACAGTCGGTGTACCCAGGGGCAAGGCCGTTACCGCCAGCAGTTCGTCGGTCGACAACTCTGCAGTCATATGCAGGGGGGTGCGGGCGAACTCGATACGGTCTGAGATGGTTGCCGGGTCGACCCACTTCGGCTTGAAGTAGGCGGCCCCACCCTCGCTGCGCAGAGCGTCGATGACATCTTGCGCCAAAGCACGCGCCCGCTGTGGATCTGATGCATTTGCGGCAACCCGTCCGGTGGCATAGAAGAGTTGGTCGGCCTGCTTCGCCTTGCGTTCAGCGACCTCGTCGGGCTTGGCCTCGGTGTTGCCCATGATCACGTCGAGCCAACTGGCTTCGGTGCTCATGACCGACCCATCCGGAACCCGCTTGGCCTTGGCGTGGCTGATGACCCACTGCAACACCACGCAGTCGCCCGGTTCGGCGGCGTCCTGCATGCTGCCGAGCACACGGTTGGCGAAGTCCTTGGTATCAGCGATATTGAGGCTGCGGGCCCGTCGTTCCATCGGAAGTTCGGCGCCGCAATCGAATTGATAGTGCTCGACATCGTCGACGGCCTCGAACTCGACGCCCGGTATCGCGGTGCGCAACTGCTTGGTGAGGTAGGCCGCTTTATCCTTCGGTAGCCGTAGTAGGTGAGTGATCCCTTCTGGGGTCGATACGACCTCGAAGACGATCGTCGGGACGCCTCGTGCGCGTGACGTACCTGGCGTGATGGCGATGTCGATTGACCGGGCGAATGCTGCTGCGTGCTTCTCGTCGAACGGGCTTGGATAGACCACCTTCAAGACCGCTCGCGAATCGTCGTACTCATTCTGGTTGCTCTTGAACAGGTTTCGCAGACTCATGAAGCCACCTCTGCCTGGATGTGAGAGTAAGAAAGCTGGTGGCAAATGAACGTCGTAACCATCTGCCACCAGCTTTGCATACTGACCCGGTTTCGTCACTGTGACGAATTTGCCACTTGTCCTAAGTGTTTACGGGAAGTGGTGCTTGATGATCCGGTAGACCACCATCCCGATGAACACCAGGACGATCAGGGCAGCGATCTTGAGGAACGCTTCGATCAGGAAGGGGAGCACTACCGTCAGGCCGATCGCGAGTCCGATGAGCATCCAGCCGAAGCGGATCGTCTTATTCACGGGCGCCTCCGTCGCCGTGCCGCCGCTTCCATGCTTCGCGCATGATGTCGGCGTCCCTTTCGCCCTGTCGTATCAGGAACTCTGCCTCGCGAATCTCCCGTTCTCGCGCCCACTTCTGCTGCCGCGGCTTAAGCCAACGGTCGATCTTGTACACCGACCACCCGATCGCCAACACGACGATCGTGAAGATGACCAGACCCTCCATGACCCCTCCTACCACTGCTCTTCGATGACGATTTCCTCGATGACGGTGACTTCGTCCTCCGTCACCCGTACGGTGCGCCGGACACCTTGGCGGTGCCGGACCGGATATGCCAGTCGGTTGTCGAAGCCGAGCTGGTACGCCATGCGTTCGCGTGGTGTCAGTTCGCGCTTCTCGGTCACAGCGCTCTCCACCGCATCTGATCGGCCACATTGCGTATGTGCTCGATGGTCTCGATCTCATGCTCAAGCGTGTTGACCCGACGCTGGCAGCTCTCGAACTTCAGCTTGTAGTCCTCGGCCAACGCGCGGTCATGTTCTTTCCACCTACGCTCTTGGGCTACATCGCTTTTCAGCTGCATGACCTCGGAATTGAGTCTGTCGTACTCTCCGTGCGCGATGAAGTAGGCAAGGATCAGACTGACCACCCAACCGGCGGTGAAACTGGCTAGTATCGGTACCATTACAGTCACCTCCACATCGGGTTGTGCGCGCGGTCGTAGTTCTCACCTTCGATGCTCATGAACAACAGGCCGAACCTTCGAAGCACCTCGTGCATGCCGTCGTCATTGCCGGCCTGATAGTCAATCTCGCGCATCACTCTGGCTGCGCTGCTGATGATCCCCATGGCTTCTGCTTCGCGCAGTTTCAGCAGCAAGTGCCGCCGCTGAGCGTCGCTGATTGCCTTATTGACAGCCACTATGTTGCGGCGTTCGTGCTGCGCGATCTCGCGGCTGGCAGATGACCACCGTGAGAGTCCGCCACTGCTCGATGACTCGAAGCTCGAGTCTGACCACCGTGAGATTGACCGATCGTTGCTTGAGCTCACTTTGTACTCCTTAGTGGTTGGACAGCTATCTGGCTGGTAGCTGTGGGTGGCTCTACGCTGTGAGTTCGCTCCCGAATTTGGTCGGCTGCCATGCGTGGCGCGCGACCGCCCTTCGATAGGTCATCTGTGAAGACCGAGGTGGGACGTTTTCGTTTGTCAATGTCCATCCACCCGACTCAGGTGAGCCGAATGTCCGTGGTGCCGTATCCGGGTGGGGTGGTGGCGTACGATCGGACTTGTACTCCAGTCCCGTCCGTGACCTGACATGACAGTACATGTAGCAGGATGTCAACTGCAACCCCTACGTGCGTTACAAGTGGAGAGGATCATGGAAATGCCTGATCAGCCGGTAGAAGACGACGTCATCGAACGTCGGGCTGCACACTTTAGAGAGCTGCGACAAGGTGAAGGGCTGACGCTGGAGAAGCTTCAAGCTCTTGGTGACGAGGTACGCGTGTTTGGAGTGGACACACCAGAGGAGGCGCTCGACCTCATCCGTATCGCGGCCACGTCGATGCTGGACAACCAATACGCAGTTGCCATTAGAAACGCCCTCGGTATCGGCAACGTAGTCGAGGGCAAGCTGACGGAGCGGCGCTACGACCTGCTGGAACGGTCGGACGTCAAGTTGCGGATGCTAATGCGCCATGAGGATGAAGGCGCGGAGATGCTTGCGCGGCAGATCGACATCACCCGCCAGCTACGACCCGACCTATCTGCCGGCGTGGACATGGTGGACTTGATTGGCCGGATAGACGGAGTCGTGCGAAAGTTCGATGACGTTGATGAATTGAAGAAGCGACTGGACGCGATCGAAGTGATTGCTATTGCCGTGGCCAGGAGAGTATCCGTACTAACTAGGATATTAGGGCGCGTACTTCGGGTAGACGGAGGCGACATGTTTTCTACAAGTAATATCGAGAAAGTGTTTAGCGCGTCGATTGCTGCCGCTATTCCTGAAGAACGGCTGCGATCCATCATTGATGGGCTGCCGATTGGAGCTAGTGATGCCGAAATGGATACCGCATTTGAAGATGTGGAGGCAAACATTGTCGTTGACCTGGTGGTCGAAGCTCTGTTTATAAAGTACTGGGGGTACGAAACTGTCGCGCAGTTTGCAGAGGAAGCAAACAATGAGGACCACGCATTCAAAATCCCCGATGTGGAATTGAAGCGCGCATCTCTATACGGCGATGATTCAGAGGTGGAGTCACTGAAGAATGACGTAGAGAGATTGAAGCGTGAGGTAGCAATACTCACGGCCGAGCGTACGAAGCAAAGTATGGAAACCTTCCTCAGCCCCAACCGCATGTTCGGCGATCCAGGACCGACGTGAGGATTACGCCCGCCACTCGATCCGCACCAGGTCGGGGTCGAACCGCCGCCGCCCCGCGAACATCGTCCGCTTGTAGCCGGTGTCGCGGGGCATGGGGGATACCCCCTGCCTTGTCACACACTTGTCACATGTCGCGTGACACTTCGCGAACGCAACGACTTCTGTTGCGATTTCGTGCAGGTCAGCGGCTCGCAAAATCGCAACAGAGGTCGTGAGCTGGTTTTACACACCAGCGGTCGGGGGTTCGAAACCCTCCGCGCCCACCATGTAACCGGCGGAGAAAGCCCTGTTCGAGGCTTTCCTGCTCGTCAGTTGGTGCACTCGCTGCCCACATTTTGCCCACACTCGCTTCTGCTCGGGCGTCCGACAGAGCGTTAGCCACCGATTCCAAGTCTTCGTCGAAGAGATCGGCGTAGACGTCGAGCGTCATCGCCGCGCTCGCGTGTCCGAGCATCCGCTGAAGAGCCTTGACGTTCACGCCGGCCGACACGGCCAGACTTGCCGCTGTATGCCGGAGGTCGTGGGGCGTGACGCGAGGAACGTCGGCGGCGGCGACGGCCTTGTCGAACCAGCCGGACTTCGTGTGGGGGCGGCGAAGGTGATTGCCGCTCTCGTCCGAAAACACCAGATCACTCGGTCCCTTGTTCTCGCACTGACGGGCGAGGTCGTGTACCAGGAAGGCAGGTAGGGGCACGGTGCGGCGTTTGTGTCCCTTCGGGGTGCCCACGATGATGTCGCTGCCCACTTCCACGGCATTCTCATCGACGGTCGCACGGCGCTTCAAGAGATTGAGATCGCGCACCCGCATACCGGTTGCTTCTCCCCACCGGAGACCGGTGTAGGCGAGCATAAGTACCAGCGGCTCGTAGGGTCCCGCGGCCTGCGCCAGACGGCCCACCTGATCATGGGTGAGATACACAGGTCGCTTTTTCGGCTTGCGCGGAAGTTTGATTCCTCGCGCCGGATTCGAAGCGATCAGACGGTCGCGGACAGCGTCGTCAAGTATTGCTGCCAACACCTGATACGTCCGGATCACGACAGTTGCTCCCACGGGCTTTCCGTCGCAGCCGGTGCCGAGCTCGGAAACCCACGTCTGCACGGCGGTGGTGCGCACGTCCCCCAAGCGAACCCCGCCCCATCGAGGACCTACTCGCAGACGCCATGCCGCCTCGACCGGCCGGTAAGAGGACGGTTTGAGATGGGTTTGGCGAGAAAGCCAGGCGTCCCCGAGTTCGCCGATGGTCGTCCTAGCATCAGCGGGTGCGACGTATTCGCCTTTCATCTTCGACACTTCGACCGAGGAAGCGAAGGCCATCGCGTCGCGCTTCGTGCGGAAACCCCGTCTGTCGGTCTGTCGATGATCCGGCGTTCGGTAACGGACGCGGTATCGCTTCCCGGACTTCGTCGTATACGGCTCAACTGTCGCCATTGATGTCACCTTCCTCAGGGTGCATGTCGTCGTAGGCCTTGAGCAGGGGGACGAGGTCGATTTCGACGGGTGGACCGCCTTCTCGGACGCGAAGCGACAGTCGTAACGGGCCGATGTGTGCGTTGGGGGGAAACGGCGGCGGTTCGCCCCTGTCGGATTCGGGAGCATTGAGCCACTTAAGCGTCTGCTGAACGTCATCGGCTAAAGAAACCAGTTTGGGGTGCTCATGGGAGCTTTCCGACGCTGGACGTAAGAGATCGGCGGGACTCACTCCCAAGGCCTGGGCGAGGGCGACCAGGTCGTCGACGTCGACACGCCGTTGCAGGTCGCGTATGCGGGTAAGTCCTAGAGCTGCGATCGGGCGACCCAGTTGCTTCATCCGTCGACTGACCTCGACGTAGGAGAGACCTTGAGCTTTACGAAAGCGTTCGATGTTCGAGGCAACCGTGGTGCCGACCGGACCGGGAACGATCCGTTGCTTGGGGGGCATGGCTTGAGTCTGACATATCAAAATAGAGTCTTCAAGCAATCATATTGACGTCTTAGCTTTTGTGGTCAATTATGGAGCGTGTCGCTCGATTATGAGCTGAAAGACGTCAAAATGATGGAGTATGGCATGGAGGACATGCGCCCCCTCGCGACCGACGCCGACTTCTGCGCGTTTGCTGGCATCTCGAAGCAGCAGAGCGCTCAGCTTCGATATCTCGGTGCAGGTCCCCAGTTCATCCGAGTGACCGGACGACAGATTCGCTACCGCTGGTCCGACATCGAGTCTTGGTGTGAGAAGCGAGCTTGCACGAGATCGGATCAACGTAGCGGTTCCTTACGCGACTGACTGTCCCGAACTTCAGTTCCGAACCCATAGCAGTGGGAGTCGGCGCACGTACAGAACGCGATCCTCACTCTGAAGGAGTTTCGATGTCTAACAAGCGGCTACGCACCTACCGTCGACGGCCAGCACGCTATCTGTCTGATGTCCTGCCCGAGCAGCACGTTGAACGGTACGGACTCGCTTCCATTGCGTGGAACACTCCCGATCTCGACCTGACCGAAGATGCACACCAAGTCCAACTCGAACTGCACACATCTTCGGGCGACGAGCCAGTGCCGGCATTCGCGATGGACGCTTCCATCGCTGTCGATCTCGCCGTCTCGCTTCTGGAGACGGTCGTGGCTTCTCCTGAGCTCCTCGAGACGCTTGATGAGGACGAACAGCGCGCTCTCGGACGACTGCCCGCAGCTTTGCGCGCTCTCGCGGCGTTATCTGACGTCTGTCGAGACTTGTGAGGTGACGTCTCCGGGCCTGCTCTGCTGTGAGACGAACCGGTACGCGGGTGCAGGAGTTTCGTCATTCGAGTGGTTGCGTCCATCAGGATG